AAACCATCTGGCGGAGTGATTCCTTTTAGTAAATCATTTCTTGTAGTCATAATAATTCATCCTTCATTTTAAATTTTTACCATATACAAAAAAGCCCACCATTGTTAGGTGGGCTTTTGTTCAGTCTTTAGCTTTCTTCTTTTTGGCTACTGGTTTAATCGCACCAAGAGAAACGGCTTTATCAATGAAGTATTTATCACCACTAATGATTTCAGCATCTTTAAATTTAACGTGCTTAAAACCAATAGCGCAAACCTCATGATTAACGCCAGAATCAATGGAGCGATACTTTAGTACCGCGTCCATATCAACCCCTTAAAGTGTAATACACTTAACGCCAGCAGTATCTTTAAGGCCAACATCTGTGATTGGAGACCAGTTAGCTGGAGTTCGAACTTGTGCCGATGTGGGCTTAGTTACGTTCTTATTCCAAGTGTAACCTTTAATGCCGATACCAAACGAACCTTCAGACTTCATTAGTTGTTTGGCATTCACATCTGTTAGGTCTGTAACGTTGTATGAGCGCATGTCGCCCTGCTCTTTAACCATTGAAGCACCTGCAACCAAACCAAGCTGGATGTAGTTGTCAGTGCCTGCATTGTCAAAGAATAGTGCGTCTGAATCAGTTTCAATCAACGGGCGACCATGGCCATCAGTCATAACTCGAACGCCAGCCCAGTCGAACAGGTCGTTTGAGTTAGCAAGAGCGTAACCAAAGATGTCTGTTTGAGACTTAGAGTGCATAATCCAACAGGTGATAGCTGAGCGACGGTCGCCAAATAGACCAGAAGCCTTGTTTAGTGACTCAGGACTTGCAACTGCTGCTGTGCCATCATAAACAACAGTACCATGCGCGCCATCTTTAATAGCCGCAACAGCTGAGCCGATTGCATTATTAAGCATGTATTGCATTGCACCTTCAGCGACTGCATTACCAAAGAGCGTACCAGCTTCGCGAGGGTCGCGCTTAGTCCAGTCAAATGCTGTGTTGGTATACGTAATGTTAGGCATGCCCCACGCCATTTTAACTTCAACTTGCAAAAGCTCGCTTAGTGCGTGCTCTGTGTTTGCTGCTGTAGATGATGGGTCACGGTCGCCAATAAGAGAAGATAGATTCTCAAATGCCGCCTTTTCGTAAACATCACCAGCGAATGCAATAGACTGAAGCATCAATGCGCCTTGCGTTGCACCGTTCCATAGCTCAATCTTTTGCTGAATTGTGTTTACAAATGCGTTATAGCCGTACTCTGTAAACTCTTGAAAATCACCTAATGCCATAATTAATTACCTTACTTTTGTGAGTTGTATTCGATTTGCTCACTCAAAGACATCTCTGAGTAAGATTTACCATGGTGCGAAGGGGCCTCGCCGCCTCGATTGCCATTCGCGCCTAAACCCTGAGTATTAGGTGCACTTAACATTGCCGACCATGTAGGGTCTGTTTTTGCAAACTCTTTAAAATCAGCAGTTGTGTTAAATTCTTTATCGCCGTGACGAATAGTTACTTTCTTATTGCCTTGCTCGTCATAGCTAACTTCTGTGTTTGCACTCAGTAAAGCCTGAGCTGCCGGTGTGAAGTTTTCATGTACACCGCGCATAATGTCAGAATGAACCTCTGATAAGTCACGCTGCTTAAGTGCGTTCTGAGCTGTTTCAGTTTGAAGTTTCATTTGAGCTGTAGTGTTAGCTAGTTGCTCCTCATAATGCTTCTTCAGACCTTCCATGTCACCGTTGGCTTTTAGCTTAGCCTCTTCAGCAGCAGCTGCAACCTGTCGAGCATCTTCAATCGCTTGGTCTTTAGTGCTCAAGTCAGTTTTATACGACTCAAACTTACCAAGCAACTCGGTATTCTTTGTTTTCAAGCCGGTAACATCTTCATCATGAAGTGCTGCGACCTGTTTTGCCTTGTCTTCATCAAGACCTAAAGCAAGTAATTGTTCTAAGTTCATTCCAATGCACCTTATGCGTTTGAATATATTATGCGACCTAACCGCACGAAATGATTATAACATTCAAAAGTCAATACTTACAAATTAAAGCCCCGCACAATGGCGAGGCTTGGTTTTATTTGCTGATTCGGTAGTTGGTTTTGTCTACCATTTCGAAATAGCATTTCTTAAGTTGTTCTGGTGCGTTACCCCACTCAGTATTTGAAACTCCTTCCATATCACCATTGTAGTAAGTGTTATTGAACAAATCATGAAGCTCAATAGCCGCTTCCAATCGCTCACGGTCTTCGCGTTGTTGTTGGGTTTCTGGTTTTCGGAATTTAACCAACTCAACTCTAGCTGTGTAGTGTTTTGATTTATTACTTAGCTCGCCAACATACTCCATCCATACATAATTAGAGTGATAACCAAGGACAAGAAACTCACCATAACCTTTGTGCTCATGCTCGACAAACACAACCTCACATTCAACACCGACAGGCGGCAATCCTTTACCATCCCACTCAACCTTTTCGCTAGACTTTTCCTCTAGTGCTGCTGCGCGCAGAACATACAAACCACAATCAATAGTTGATCGCTTATTGTTGTAGTCTGGAATATTTACAACGCCAAGAGTTCGGCCATCTGAGTTTAGATAAACATCCCCCTCAATAAACTTATGACCATCAGCCAAGAATTTCTCAACTGTCATGCAGTGGTCGGCAGGGTTGCATTTATTCCACATCTCGCCAAGTCTGCATGGTGCACTACCTGTCTGGTATTTACCCTTGTAAGAATAAATATCTTCATCTGGGTGTGCGATTTTTGCATCAGCAAAACTACTGTAATTCATAATTTACCATCCTAATTTATTAAAAATATTCTCAATATCACTCGGCGTTGCAATTATTAGTTCGGTGGATCCATCGCCAGACATTCCAGAAAACCCATCAAACCGATCTAGCACTTCTCTCTCCAGCATTAAGGCAGACTTTTCTCCGATCGACTTCTGGAAGTATGTGCCAATTGATACGCCTAGACTTCTTGATACATCTGAAGCTCTCTGTTTGTGCTTTATTTTTGACGACGCAACCCCAACCTTCCATACGTCCATGCATGATGGTGATATTACCTGCCATGCGTAAAAAATATCAGAGTCAGCCTTTCCTCTTGGTATGTCTGCTATTACATATTCCTTGCAATTAAGTCTGTTCATAGCTGAATACGCAGACCTGTAATATCTATAAAAATCACTCCTATTTTCACAAAGCAAAGCATGAGCCCTCATCACTCCAGGCGTCCAAAAGTCCTTACTTCTATTCCCAAAAACCCTTGAAACTAGATGCAGATCTTTAAGATAATTGTATGCAGACCTATTTGATCGCATTAGATCACCTGAGCTGAGATGCTTTTTTGCCTCTCTAACTGCCGAAAGTAGACTCCAAGCCTGTGGCTTTGCTATACCACTACCTGGAAAGAAGTCGTCCATCCATCCATTCTTTCTACTAGTCCTGTACATCCCTTGGTAGCGCTTGGCAAACTCACCCCTTGTTTTGCACTTTGCAGCATTGGTCATGCAGCTATCCCTTGTATGCTCTGTATTGGCTCTACTAGGAAGAAGTTCACTCCATCCGCTTTGAATTACCTTTTTGTACACTGTCTGGTGCTCTCTTGATATCTCCGACCTTGTTTTAAATTCAGAGCAAATGCTAGCGCAGTAATCATAGGTAAGATTCTTTCTCATAAATCAACCGTCCATAAAATTAATCAACTGCACTTTAACACCGCATGATTTATTTTTCAATCTTAGCTTCTGCGTAACTGTTATATGTTGTCATTTTGCTTTCCTTTCCTACTGCTCATCTGTAATTTTAAAACCACGATTCTCAAGGTGCTCAATCAAGTCATTTTCACCAATGTGGTTAAGCAACTTTTCAAGACCAACACTTTCAATTACAGAATCCAAGCATGCATCAACCAAACTAACATCTAGGCGATGCACACTCCACGGGTCAATTTCAGATACTTTCTTACATTCAATTGTTAGGTCGACTTTCATAATTCTTATCCTTAGTTAAAACAGCACTGCGCTGCCGATTGAGTAACTATAGCGAACCTCTAAAGCCAAAACAGTGATGCATGTCTCATATTTCACACACAAAAAGCCCACAAATAAGTGGGCTTGGGTTTTCAATTTCGGGTTAGATCATTTAACTGATTTGATTAGCCTTGATAGCTCGCTGTCCTTTGCTTCCATCTCGCGAAGGGTTAGGGGCTTTAGGTTCTTCTCATCAATCGTCAACTTAGCGAATGACTCTGGAGTTAGTGAGCCTTCTTTGATGCCTTTACGGAATGCCCTGCCTAGTGTGGGGCCAAGAATTGCGTCCTGCGATTTAGCATCCAAACCTTTAATTGCCTCGTAATAGGTTTTCTTTGAGCTGGTAACACCTGGCTCAAGTAATCCATCGTTAGCATTACGGAAGTTTTCAGGTCGTTCGCCGCCATCATCTTCGTGCTTATATCGCGAATCAACCTCTGGGATGTTTGCCGTACGACAACCCGGATGGAACGGCGAAAAAGCTTTGCGATAGTTAGAATCAGTCTTTAGTACGACTGTGTTATCAATTCCTCGGCAGTATTGAGACGTTTGACTGTCAAGCGTTGCAATCCTGCGAGTGCCAATAACAATAGGCTCATCATCGAAGTAAGTTTTGCGCGCCGAGTTTGCATAGTGGTTCGAACCGGTCTTTGCAATATTCATAGCCTGCTTGCGAGTCTTAACAATTCGATTATCAACCTCGCTTAATACCTGCGATGCAATCTCTCGCGTTGTTGCGCCGCTCACAAAGCCTTGCTGTACGATGTTGTCAATCTGCTCCCTATTCTGCCTAACGTAATTGTTAAGCATCTGCGTGTAGCCCGTGTATGAGTCATCACCAAGTTTGATTAGAGTGTTGTTAGCATTAGTCTTGATAACCGACTTAGATATCGATGCAGCCTCAGTTGCTTGGTATAGGCTAGATAGCGTCTTAGCCTGAAAGTCTGCCTCATACTTACCTAGGTCTGCATTGTTAGCTTTGAGTGAGTCCGTGTAGCCCTTTAGTTCCTCACTAACAATCGCGTCGATATCTTCTAGCAACTTAGCCTTGCGATTGGACGTTAGATTTTTGCCAACCTCTCGATTGATGCGAGCACTAATGCGCTCGCTCATTGAATCGATAAAAGGCTTGGACTCGTTGCCATACTGCACAGCTAGGCGTTGAATATAAACACCATGCTGAGCCTCAATAGCTGTTAACTCTTGGTTTATCGCCACTACTCACCACCCTGGTTAGCCAGTTGCTCACGCAGGTTGTCAATCTCCATTTGCAATTCAGCCTCACGCTCAGTTGAACCTTCAATACCAGACTCTTCAAGTTCCTCAATAAGCTCCTCGTTAGTCTTATCTGTGTAACCTGCCTTTCTCGCAGTGTTAAGCAATACTGATTGAGGTAGCGAACCGCCTTGAACCGCTTGGAATACTGATTGAACATCTTGGGCTGTCATGTCATCAGTTACGAATTGGTCATTAACTTTTACTTTAATCTCGCCAGTAACACTCATGAACAATGCGGCCTGTTCGATACACCATTGCAAGCCCTTGGATGTGTTTACAGCGATTCGCTTTAGCTGACTGGTAGACGCATTAGATTCAATCTCTTTAGCGCCTAGAGTCTGATTAGTGGCTGCATCTTGAGTTACTTGAGCGCCCAACATAATCATGCGCTTTTCTACTCGCTCCATTTCTGTGGAGATAGCACCAGTAGCCGCAATCTGTAGAATCTCAACTCTATCCTGTTGCGCGAATTGGTTAACACCTTTAGCGCCCACATCGATACCATCTGGATTCATCTCAGCAATGCTATCTGGGTCAGCGTCACTAAACACGTTAGTCATACCCTGCCCGTGATAATGCAAGTTCTCCAGGTTGTCACAGCTTAATTGGAAGTGACCCATATTCTCATGAGCCAAATCAAACATTACCGGGCGGTCATAAATCGGCTTATTCTGCTCTGAGCCAAAGAACTGGAATGGGATGTAATCAAGAGTCTTATTATCGATGGTAGGCTTTACGATAGATTCCCAATCACCATCACGCTTAATCTTTGATGTATAAACACCTTCGATTAACTCAAGGCGGCGCACTTGTTCTTTGCACTCGTACTCATCACCCTCCTTTTCCCAATACAGCTCAAGCAAGTCCACCAGCACTAACTTGCCACCAGATACCACGTGATGAGGCATTGCTTCGGCATTGTAGCCAATCAGTTTTGCAGGCTGCATTTGGCTGCGAGTCTTGCCTTCATTGCTTGGTGGGTCAACTAATACACCGTAACGACCAGTAACCAATAGCTCGGACGCAATCTCTAGCGCAAAGTCATTGATAGTTGAGTTTTCACCGTCGACACTTTCCATAAAGCCAGCTAGACCCTCTGGAACTTCAGTCTCAACAGGTTTTGCGCCAACCATTCCAACGTAAGCGTCATGAGTTCGACCGGTAGCGTTAAAGAATCGACCGCGCGCAAAGTATGACTTGCGACGCTCATTCACAACAGCGTGATTATCATTAGTCACACGATATGCAGGCGACACCAATCCGTAATAACCACAATTACCATCAAGTAACTTAATGGCCCCTTGCTTACCTCGAATAGCCGCACGAACCTGAGCCCATAATGGGAGGTTGTCGGTATAACCTTTGTCTAGTTTTGTTTCCATTGTATTTACCCGTGTATTGCGAAGCGTTTCCTAACTTCACCGATTGGATGCTCGTAAGCTATGAAATAGCCAAATGCGTCGTTCCCGTGGTCTTTGCCTGCCGATTTATCAGGCTCGCCCTTGTCATTGTACACTTGCTGGCTTAGCTCGTCATGCGTGACTGGACACTTGTCCTTGTTCACAAATAGACGCCTTTCACCTTTAGCATTGCAGAACATTGCGTTAACTGAGTTAACCCTAGTCTTAACTCTTGGGTTAGCCTCTTTAGCCTTGACTCTGAATCCTGCCTTTTTAAGTAACTTGATATCAGTCTCATCAGCCCCGTTAGTCTTCCTGTTTTTACCTGATGCATCTGGATAGATAACAATCTTCTTATCAGGATAGCGCATCTGAATATTCTCAATCATGTCAGACGTATCATAAAGCTCATTAAACTCATCAACACAATGCGGAATACCATCGCGATAAACAAATACCCTTGCCGCCATGTGCTGCACGTTAAAGTCCATGCCAATAGCTAGAGTTAAATCACTATCAGTAACAACCTCGTTTGATTCGTTACCCTTTGAGTATTGATTGTAGACTTGACCAGCAGTCAGGTTAACAAAGTCACCATTAAGGTAAGCCTCAATTAACTGCTCTGGATAAGACTCCTTAAGCGCCTCAACATAGTCAGCAGGAAGGAATGGGTTTGACATTGTTGATGCTTGAATCATCTTATAGCTAGGCTTAGGGTTTTTCTTCCATGTGTTGTACATGAACCTAAACCCTTCAGGCGTTGAATAAGCGCTAACCCTATTAAATGGATTCTCCACACCAGCAGGTGATTGACGATTGCGAGCGATTATCTTTATCCAAGCCTCTCTCGCGTGGTCTTCCTTTAGAGTATCAATCTCATCGCAATGCGCTCTATACGTTTCATAACCAACGATGCGAGCTGGGTTATCCATCGTCCTAAGAATGAAGTCACCAATCTGAGGTGATGAAGTGTAGATGATATTTTCAGACTTGTTGTACTTATACCTAATACCATAATCGGATAGCTTCTCCTCCATTCGAGGAGCCATGATTAATCGAATAAGGTCATACGTAGGCTCATACAGCCCAATCAGTGCGCTAGATGAGTGAGTGGCATCCATGAACGCTTGGTTAGCCATGGTTTCCGACTTTCCCGTACCAAAGCCACCAATGAACGCTGGATACTTACAGGTAAGATTATGGAAGTCAGCTTGTGGCTGAGTTGGCTTAATCGTTAACGTTCGCACCGACAACCTCTATCTGAATTCTACCAATCGGGGATTCATCAACAGTTGATTCTGGTTGCTTGTCGCGCCATTTTTCAGGCTGTCTATTCTTAAGCCAGAATATCTGAGCGGTAGTGTCACCAGCCAGTTGCTTGGTTGTTCTCGTGGTCTTAGTTACCGCTCCACCATCTAGCTCTTCCTTTACTTCTTGGAACTCATAACCAAGCGCCCTATTGTAAAGTGAGTCTTCAACTTTCGAGTCAGAATGACGCTTCCCATCCTTTAAGGCATCGGAAAATTTAGGGTGTTTTTTCTTCCACTCATAAATTGTATCAACGTTTACCTCAAAAAAGTCAGCTATCTCGACATCAATAAAGCCTTTCTTGCATAGCTTTTCAGCCTGAATGCAATACTCCTCCTTGTACTTTGTTGGTCTACCTGCACCCATATAATCACCTTATGATTTAATGTTAATCGGCCTAACCGAATTAGCTTGATTATATCACCTATCTTCAAATAATAAAAAACCCCAATTAAGGGGCTTTTGTTACACTTCTGACAGCAATCTAATTCCTAGCGATATCAAAAGAAAAGATACAGAGGAAATTCCTACCACTATTGACACCATTACGGCGCGATAAATGAGACTCATATAGCAGAACCTTAAATTAAAAGAAACCGAGCACAGCGCCAAGAGGAGCGACAAATACACCAACAATGCGCATTACCTCCAAACCACCCCACTGAGCCACCTCAAAACCTGTAGTGAATATCTTGTACACATTGGAAACCCATCCACCAATAGATAATAGAGCCATCGCCGCACACAAACCAAAAAATACTGAACCGTTGTTTTTTTTCTTTTTCATTTTTTCTTCCTTTCGTTTAAGTTGAAACAATAATAACCAATCAATAATCAATTTACTGTGATGAGCATCACGCAATTAGAAAGCCACCCCTTACTCTGGTTTACCTGTTAGTTTGATACGGCCGGAATCAAACACACTTGCAGCTAGGCATGCAAATGACCACTCACCATCGCTTGATAATTCAGCTCCAGCTTGCTCTATCATATCAATAAACAAATCTCGCTCTGTAGTCTCAACTTGTCGGTAAACATTGCTTCTATCCGCTGCCTGAATTAGAGAGAACTCACTATCGATAACGCCATACATCGGATTGTCACCATGATGCACATACACTCGATACAACTCACCACTCTCAAACTCCTCCTTTAAACCAAAGATAGACTCTTCGACTTTTACGAACTTGGTTGGTTTTGGTTTTAGGTCTTTGAGTGTAAGTTTCTTTTCGTAATTGATATCCGCAGGCTCTTTCCGACTCCAGCTTAAGAACTCCCCATTAAAGCAAAAGTGGTTAGTCATCCCACTAGCAGTTCTAACCTCTTGGTCATCAAAATGAAGCCATTTAACGCCAAACTTAAACAGTAACTTTTGATACTCATTACCAAGCTTAATGTCGCGCCCATCAACATAAGTTCCAATCAAATCTTCTTTACAAGTAATCATATCTATATCTCCAATTAGTTACGAAGCCATAATAGACCGCGCATTGTTTTAAGTCTGTGATGGTTGTCACAGGTTTCTAAATCTTGATTAACTTGAAATTACCAAGAGTTCGCCCAAAGTCACTAATTGCCTTAGCTGTCTTTGCTAATGATTCAGCTTGTCGACTAAATGCCAACTTACTCCGATATTCCTTTCGATTATCTTTAACTACTATCGAATAATTACCGCGAGTAACAATGCTAATTCTTTCCTTTTCCATTACCACTCCTCACTTAATTTAATATCTTCTACGCATATCTTGCACCACATCAAATCATGCAGCCTTGTTAACCTTACCCTCTGCTCTGTGGTTAGGTTTGCGCTGTCCAATACGACATAACGGCTTGGATTCCCACTAGCATTCTCAATCAACCTTGCTGGAACATCTAAAACCTCAAGGTTAGCTTTAAAGTCTAATGCGCATAGTTGAGTTTGAAGTAGTACCTTTTCTATTGCCATCTAGTTACCCTCTGGCACTGGTGGCAGTGGTTGCCAGTGGGTAGCGTCTGATGCCACTTGCTTAAAAAGACCTGCTGGAATAAATCTGTATTGAACACACAAGTCTTCATTTGGCGTATACGCAATAACTCTTTCATTTTCAGGCAAGCGATCGCTCACACTAATCCACTTGCTCATAACTGATTCAACTCCATATTTAATTCTTGCTCTGCTACGCTATCCATAAATGATTGGTAGCACTCTTTAACGTAATCATTCCAATTCAATGAGCCTGTGTAATTATCTTCAAGCTCAGTCATGAATCGCATTTCGTACTCTTCAATTGTCATAACTCACTCCGGCATTTCTGGAAGTTGCATCCAGTGAGTTACAAACGTCTCAAAAAAGAAACCAATCACCCTTTCATCGTGAAATCTATACCCAATTATAAACCTTCCATCACCTTGAAGCGATGCCACTACTGGAGCTAAAAACTCACCATAATCAGAAACCCCAACACAAAGTACGGGCTTGCCGACATCTGGAGATTTACTATCAATATCAATCCAATTACTCATAAACACCTCTAAACATCAATTCCAAGCCACCCACAAACACCTATGAGCGACTTTAATCAAAAACTTAACCTAGCGTACCAGTTATAGTTAATAACTACTGTGAGCCACTTCACGTTTACGCTCTCTACAAATCTTTAAATGGCGATGGATTGTCTTTGCGCTTACTTCCAATTCATCCGCGCAATCTAAAATGGTCGCATAATCCTTTATAACCTCATCCATGTTATTCATTTCGTAATGGGTAAGGTTTGAATCAATCTTTGGCTTACCTTTCGATGAGCACTTAATCTTATGCTTCTTGGTGAACCATTCCATTTGACTCTGTGAGTATCCCATCAATTCACCAACTCGACTCTTGGTATGAATCTTAAGCAACTCCTTAAGCTCTTTGTGGTGCTTTGGGTCAACACTTCGATACACAAAGAATCCAATCTTATTGCTTACTGTCTTCTCTGCGCATTCGTAGAACTTAGCTGCCTTTGCGATAGTCCCCAGCTCTTTTACTTTTGCTCTTACTTCTTCTTGCGAATAACTCGCTAATTTATATGGTCTAGCCATGATATCCACCTTTGACAAATAGAGTCTTGCACTTGGCAATATTTAGAAAGAAATCAGTTCGAGTCCATGAGCTAAGCTTTCTTACTGTTTCGATCATCTCTAATTTGTAATGTTGAACGCTAACAAGATTTTTAGCGCTTGCTAATTCACTTGCATAAACTTTACCCTCACCATCGCACTCTTCGCAATCCTCTTCAATCTCGTGCCAATTCCCTTGACTAGATTGCACGTCCTCCACAATAGTTCCGTGACCTTCGCAATTTTGGCACTTAACTTTTTTATCTTCTTTAACCGAATCGCTCAGCAAGCTTTCACAGTATTCCGTGTAAGTCGGTAGCGTTATATTGCCTTTGTATTCCATTTGATTAACCTCTTCAGTTGATGTATACATTATAAATACGATATCCGCCAACTTCTGTGATAGTGCTCACATGTTTTGAGATTGCTCCAATTCATGCAATTCACTGTTGCGAGGCTTTGGTAGTGCTATGCCTTTTTCCATGCACCAATCTTGATGTTTCATCATAGCCATAAATCTCTGGCCTTTATCCGCTACGTTTTCGCCTTCTGATTTCCTCCAGCTCAATCTATTTCCATTCTCATCAACCCCGAGCCATTGCGCCGTGAATAGCTCGTGAGCGTCTTTTTCGTTAAAAGGGCGACTACCATACCAACTACCATCATCTCGCGTCATGAGGGGCATTTTAGACCCGTTAGCGGCCATGTAATCAGATGTTATCTTCATCCATGAGCGCCAAAGTCGTGCCATACCCCACTTTCCATTCCCATGGCTGACGGTAACAACAACCTTTAGTGTGTCATTGCTACCTTCTCGAATGTCTGTCATTCCACTAACAAACCCAAACCAACCATCATCAGTAGGTGGAATAATAAATTCATGACTCATAACCACAGCCCCATACCTTTGTTTGAACTCATCAATTGGATTCACGCTGGCGTATATGCCAAATAAACATAAACGCCGTCTACCTTCGTGTTAGCTTCGTCTATCTTTACTCGCTGATTGCTATAATAAAAACATCCGCGCTTCTCGATATCCTTGAGTATCTTACCCATTACCGGTGAGTTCCTGTGTAGCTTTGGCATTCTAAATACGTGGTTCATTGCTATCTCCATCGATTCTTTCTATCGCGCTTTCGGTCTGACTTGTTACTGCCAGTTTTACCGCTTCCACTTAAAACCCGCATTGGGCACATTGCCTTAGCTCTAAAATCTTCACTCTCAAAGTGAGCTATTGGCGCACCGCCAAGTATTGCAATTTTATTTTCGTCTTCATCAACCTGTTCTTGAGTAACTTCGATAAATTCAAAATCCTCGCAGCCTCGTGAAGACTGTAGAGCCATAAACAAAGCCGGTGATATTCTTCCTAAGATTCCTATTTTCATATCACTTACCTCTCAACTGGTCGGCGGTTAGTGATTCCATAATCCGCTTGCCAATAAACTCCGTGTAAACTGGCGGTATTGCTTGAGCTAGTTCCTTTTGACCCATCCAGCTAATCCCCATAGCCTCTCTTGCGAATGGGACGCCGGAGAAGTGACCAACAACTTGAATGTACTCGCCCGGTTTTGGTGCCCTACCCATCTTGCAATTTTTAGCTATGTGTTCGGGGTGCGCCGGTACTTTTATTTCCATGTTAGATTCAAAAAGTCTGTGTCTGTACGTTTTAAGGCCGAACATTGCCCCGCATAACTCAAATGCATCTTCCATTGGTGCGCCCGGTACGTTCTCGATGATGTAAGGCTTTCCGATTTCTTTTAGCGCCTCTCTAACTCTTTCAATAAAGCATTCATACTCCTTTCCACCAGCTCTAGCTACCTTTGATGCCTTTGTGTGCGCTTGGCATGGTGGGCTTGCATGAATTACATCAAACTCATGGTGGTGGTTTTTTAAATACTCAAGAGCACAGCTTTGCATAAACTTCATGTGCTTTGGGTGTTTTGGTTGGGGGTCGATATCAACACCGGTAACTTCAAACCCTGCCAAGCTGTAACCATGCCCGGCGCCGCCAGCGCAGCAGAATAAATCCAATAATTTTAGCTTCTTCATCTCATTACCTATCTATTTAGTGAATCTGCGATTAGTTTTGCTTGTTTCTTACTGGTTGCCTCTGCGATTTTCTTACCATCAGGACATAGGACCAACCAGCCCTCATACTTTACGGTAAGTGATTGCTGCGCATAACCCATACCTAAATGCCACCCAAGAGATGCGCTGCCTGTCTTTCTTGTTTTCTTCTTTTCAAATGTATACATATTCATTACCTATCTAGTTAAAAACCGCGCCATTTTCACGCTCTGTTAATTCAATCTCTGGCTTGTCATCATGCAGAGCCCACCCGTCAGTTCCGTCGCCATAAGCCTCGAAGATGTACCACCAAGAACGGTTAGCGTAATCAGTTTCCTTTCTGTAAAGTCTGCCATTGCTACCTACGAAGTATGTCTTTTTGTATTCACGCATAATTGTTTCCTATCTAGTTAAAAGTTTATTTACCCTTACGGAGCGCGTTGATTCTATCGCTGAACTTGTGCGCTTTCCCCTTATGGTTTTCTCGCTCAATGTCGTTTAGATTCACTGTGGAATGCTCAGTTATCCGTAATGGCATTTCTGAGTTAATCTTTAGCAATCCGCGCTTTTCTAAATCAATCGCCTTGTCTAATTCCCTTTTGTGAAACTTCTCAGCTTCCTTTTGCGTCATTCTTCGGATATTGAATGCAGAGTTATCGAAAACGAATTGCTCAGGTCGACCTTCTGGCTTTCGGTTTAGACAGCGATAAAACGCCCCGTCATAATCAACATCTTCACCACCTAACGCGATAAACTCAGGAAGCGATGGCGGCCAACCGTTTAATTTATCCATTACCTTTCTATCGGTCAGAACTCTAGAAACGGAATTGCGGATCTCCTTCACTGTCATTACTGAAATCCCCTGAGTCCATGTCGATGGTAATTCCGTGTGAGGCCACTTGTTGCTGTACGCCTCCAGAAACTTCGTATGAATCCATTCCGGTATGTTCAGCGGGATTGATTGTCCGTTCACTTGGTGCGGCAGGGTTTCCGTACTTTGCGAGTAGTCTTGCATTGTTTTCTTCAACGACTGAGAGCTTGCGGCCTGTTGTAGCATTTCGCGGCTGATTGGTTTCATTCTTCTTCACCTGTAATTTATCGAATTGTTTACGTAGCTTGTCAGGGCTAAGAATGTTCGAGCACCAGAATGAATCCCTGTTAGCCCAATCAAATACAGCCCACATTGTTTTATGATCGCGATTGTCTGACTCTCGCATTAATCTGATAGTGTTCGCCCAATTCTCCAAGTTCGGTTTCTTGGCTGCTGGATTTACTATCATAACTCTTTTGAACATCTCTTCAGAGAATCTTAAATCTTCATCAGTGAACTTAAACTTACTTCGTTTAGGCCTTGCCTCAACTAAAGGTTTATTTTCATTATTACCATTATTTACATTATTGTTTGTGTCCTGTCTGATGCCCGTTTGATGTCCGTCTGTTGTACTGCCTGTTGTATCATCACCCTGAAAATCACTGTAATTACATATAGTTATCACACTTGTGTAGGTGTCCGTTTTTATGTCCAACATTGAGTCACTTTTTAGCGCTTCAATGAACCTTTTTACCTTCCCTCTAGACCACTTCCATTGCTTTGAAAGTGTAAGCATTGATCTACACTGCTGACCTCTTTCTAGTTTGTAGACCTTTCCTTTTATCATTACTGTGGCTGGCTTGTGGTTAGCGTTAAGAAGTAAATCAACCCAAGCCTGACCCTTTGAGAACTCTTCAGCATCCCAAAGCCAGTGCTTAGTAATGCTCCTATGTAGGCTTATCCATCCTGCCATTATGCTAACGCCTTTTAGTTTTTATTGCTTGAAACCAAGTGAGATTTGAACTGACTTGATCGCTGAATCTAGCTTCTCTTGGTTGTTCTTTTTTACCTTCTTATATCTTGCAAGTTGACTTCCGCACTCGCTAGCTATCTGCTTGTCACTCTCAGCCTTCTTAACTATGTGGTTAACACTTTCTAGCGTTGGCGCTATATCAATAAGCGCAGACTCCATTTTGTTAAATGCTGTTATATACTTTGCCTTCCAGCTCATCGCTTTTTTACCAGTAAGACCCATAGCGATCATTGAAAATCCATCCCTACTCATCTCAAAGCATTCGTGGGTTTTATTTTGCGCTGTGGTGTAAGTGGTAGCGCGAAAATTTGCGTCACCAAATTCAGGCTCGTTTTTGATTACACTTCTAATGTTGTCTAGTATCTGTCTATGTTGTTTCTCGAACTTTTCCGCGACATCGTTTGAGTTAACAAAAGTCCTTCCTGAATCAATCATCACTAAGTTTTCCATGTTCACACCTCTTCTTTGTTGGTGATGCAATTATCGCACTACCTTCTGGTGTTGTCAAATTTACTTTACCAGTTTAAATAAAAAGGAGTATTAACCCCTTTCTCTTAAAACCCCATTGAGCTGTCCAATCTTGACCTTCATGGCTGTCACGCTAAATCCAAGTAACTCCGCCATATCGCCGTGCCTTTTGATGATTGGCTTTTGTGCCTTGTAGTCATCCTTTCCAGTTAGCTTTAACTCTTTGTTACACGCATTGCATATAGCTAAGAACGCGTTTTGCTTAACATTGCACACTGTCGTGATTCCTATATTTATTTCGGCAATACATGCTTACTACTGGTTGTGGTATGTCTAACTTTCTTCCAGCCTCTGCCGTGGTGATTCCTTCATCTACCAAAGCTCTAGCTAAGTAAACGTCATGGTCTGAGTATTTTGCGCTGTGGTGTAACTCTCCGTACTTTCTAAAGCTGATACCTTCGCGCCTTGCTTTTCCGTGCACTGCATTCTTATTGCATCCAATCTCATCGGCCGCCTGTTGCATCGTGTGAGTTTTTGATAGCTTCCTAAGCTTGGTTAGTGCTGTTGGTGTCCATATAAATTGTTTCATTGTTACGCCTTTTTGTTTTCTGCCATCATTAAAATCATTGAGTCTGAATCTTTGCGCTGCTTAACTGGCTCACCGCTGAATTGAGATCTCCTTGATAGTTCTTTGTCGGTTCGTCTATCTTGAACAGCTTTTGGCGGTTCGGGTGTAATTGGTTTTGGTTCTTGCGGTTCTGGCGCTGCTTCGGGTTGCTTACCTTCATTAATCACACTCCTGATTATTTCTGTTACTTTTTCTGAGTTAATACCGCGCTCTCTACACTCGGTACGGAGCTCGTATAATTTGGCATGAACTTCTACGTCATTACCTTCTAATGCTTCTCTAGCTGCTTGTTTAAGGCTCATATTGCTCTATTAAGGGAAAGCTCGCGCAATCCCTTGGTTTTGGTTTATGCTTTTATTTCTGTCTTATTAAGAAGCGCCTTTATATCTATACCTTCACAATCCCAAAGTGTGTTTGCAATGTGCTGCTTCATTATCAAATCAAAGGCCTTTGCAAGTTGATCTCTCTGACTTCTAAGTTCTTCAACCGCTCCAAGTAAATTGTCAGCATTACCGCCCGTTATCTCCGATGTTCTTTCAAACTCTTTCCAAGAATCTTCGATTGCGTTATCTATCTGATTTTTATTCATAACCTTTCTCCTATCTAAAACGGCAAACCTAAATCATTCTCTGGAAGCTTTCGCGTCTTCATGTGCAACATCCATCGCAGGTGTGATAACCCGCTAGAAATTGTTATTGAGCCGTCAGCCCAGTGTTTTACATTTCCACCGTCAAACATCTTATACATCGTGAATGACTTTGTTTTTATCGCGTCAACACATCGAGTTTTTACATCTGTGTCGATGAATCGCTGGTTGATTATTTTACTTGCCAGGCTCATTTGTATTGCTCCATTTCGTTAATTGCTTCTTGTTCGCTAAGCCATCCACCCGTTAAAACATCACCGTCTAAGTGTATGAACCACAAGCCCATACTACTTTGTTGTGTTGTTATCATTTGCTACATCTCTCTTGTGGATTAAAAGCATTCCTTCGTAAACGTGCCAATATCCCTTATCAAGCATCCTCCAAACCAACTGCTTTGTTAATCCGTTAGCCTTGGCAAAGGCGACTTGTGAGCCGCCGTAGTTATCTTCAATGTATTTAGATAGTGTCACTGATTTCCCATCCTTCTAGGTCGTGCATGTTTTCCATAGTTGCCAGCTCTTTATCTGTAGGGTCGCAATCAATAGCAAGAAAGTTACCGTCTAGGTCAAACTTAACAACTGAGAAAGGGTTTGATTTGTTTGTGTATTGGTAATCGTACATTTTTTAAATTCTCTATTTCGTTTCGATGGAGTGATAGTAATCAAAACGGATTACCAAGTCAACAAAAAAGATTACTTTATTTTCACCAGTCGTAAAAAAGGCCACCAATCGGCAGCCTCTGTTTTATAACTTGGTTACTCTTATTATCACTTTTCCACCTTTTATCTTCTCTGCCTTCTTTATGGATAGCGAATCAATCTGCTCGTCATCTTCCCAGAAACCGGCGTGAGATAGCGCGTCAAACGTAGCTTTACAAAAGTTATCAATATCGTACTTACGCAGTGTCGGTGGGTGTAGCGTTAAATGCACCTGTAATCGCTCTGTAAGCATCTCATCACTTAAGTCATACGATTGCATTAGCTTGATAGCATTAACCCTGTATTCTCGCCCTCGCTTTGAAATTATCTGTCTATTTCTAAATGTCCGCCAATACCCATTCACTGAAGGCGGCCAGGGTAGTTCAAACTCATAATCACTCATTTTACTTCCTCCGTTTGTTTCGTAAATTATATCGCACTGTCATTTTTGTTTTGTGACTTGGTTCACAGTAAGTCTGTTTGATGGTGGTTAGACTGTGTGTAATTCGAAAGGGGAAACAAAAAAATGAATATAGTTGAGTTTGTAAACGACCAAGAGCAATTCTTCACACCAGTAGTGGCAGATGAATCAATCAATTGGGGCAAAGAGTCGCAGTTTGCTATTCAAGCATTCCAGAAAAACGATTACCTAGCAAAGATTGCAACATCTAATCCAACTAGCGCACAGAATGCAATTATTAACGTAGCTGCAATTGGCATCACTCTAAACCCCGCATCAAAATTAGCATACCTAGTGCCGCGTGATGGCGGTGTTTGTCTTGATATTAGTTACATGGGCTTGCTTCATATAGCACAACAAGCAGGATCTATCTTGTGGGGTCAGTGCAAACTTGTTCACGCTAACGATACGTACGAATCAAACGGGCTAGATAAAGCGCCTACGCATAAATATCAGGCGTTTGGTGAGCGCGGCTCTATCATTGGTGGTTACTGCACCGTTAAAACTCCAGATGGTGACTATCTAACAGAGGAAATGAGCCTTGCTGATATCAAAAAGGTAGCAGCAACAAGCAAAGCCAAGAAAGGGCCGTGGCAAACGTTTTGGGAAGAAATGGCGCGCAAGACAATTGTTAAGCGAGCATCAAAGTATTGGCCTAAAGTGGATCGACTAGATAGAGCTATCCACAATTTAAACACAGATGTTGGTGAGGGCGTACAAGATGAGTCTCAGCCAGAGGTCATCATTGATGTTGAATCGCATATTATTTCTGTGACCGAATCAAAAGGACGTACGCCAGAGCAACTATTTAACTGGTTATCTCAAGTATATAAGCGTGAGATTCAGTGCTTTGACGATATGAGCGAAGAAGAAAAGCAAGAAACAGCGCGTAAACTGGAGGGCAAGCAATGATTAATATAAATCACATTACTGGAGTTAACACGTTTAACATCGAGCAAGGCACTGATGATTGGCTAAGGCATCGTGCCGGCACTATCACCGCCTCTAGAGCTCACCTGGTTATTGCTGATGATATTACTCCACCAATGCCGGATGACGTGGATATAACTCCAACAGAAAAGAGAGGTGTTAATGATGTAAGTTACAATGGGGAATCATTTCAGGGGACTAAGGCAAACTGTGAGAAGTGGGTTAGATCTAAACTTGAGCCGGTTATGTCTGATGGTAAAAAGTCATACATGCTAGAGTTAATTGCTCAGATTGCTACTGGCAACGTTCCAGAGTCAGCAAGCTTCAAGCAGGCTGAATGGGGCCACTTAAACGAACCTTTAGCGCGTGATGCGTTCGAGGCTAAAAACTTCTGTATCGTCACTGAAGCGGGTTTAATCTATAAAGATGAATCACTACGCTGTGCTATTAGCCCCGATGGATTGCTAATGGATGAGAAGCAAGGGTTGGAGATTAAAAGCCCATACACTACGCAAGTTCATCTAGATACAGTTTTAAATGGTAAAATAAAACCTGAGTACATTGCTCAGTGCCAGTTCTCAATGTGGGTTACTGGTTGGGACAAATGGCACTTTTGCAGTTATGACCATAGATTGAGAGGCTCGTCACAAAACAGGCTTCACACTGTTGTAATTGAGCGTGATGAATCTATCATGGCGAAGTTCGATAAACACGTACCAAAGTTTATTGATGAAATGGATCGTCAATTGAAAAAACTAAACTTTGAATTTAATGACCAATGGAGAGAATTTTAATGGCAATTTCTATCACAGGCAAACTAAACAAAGCGGCTAATCAATTTCAAGCCGGAGAGTCGACAGGTTTCGGCGTTCGACTTGGCGTTCGATACTACGACCGTGAAACGCAGCAGAACGAATACACAAACTATGAAGCGGTTATCTTTGCCAAAGCTCCGGCTCAAGTGCAATTCTACCAACAGGCGCTTGTGGAAGGCTCTGTGATTGAATTAAGCGGCACAACGCAGAAGATTAAATCTTTCGATGGTCAAAACGGCCAGATTCTATCTATTGAGATTCACGACGCTAAGTTGGGCTTTGTTCACACTGGCAACCAACCACAGCAACAACAAACTCCACAGCAACAATATCAGCAACCGCGACAACAAGCCCAACAGCAGCAATATAATGCGCCGCAGCAACAACAAAGAGCACCTCAACAAGCACCACAGCAAGCTCAACCACAATACAATGAGCCTCCGATGGATTTTGATGATGACATCCCGTTTGCTCCAATTGGCTTAATGCACAATAACAACTTAATGCACTGCATTTAATTAACCAACTAAACCCGCCGCGCGCGGGTTTTTCTTTGCCTGTATCAAATTTGTGACCGCAATCACATACACAAGGTGATTTTGTTTGTATATTTAACTCAACGAAACGATAAGGAATAAACATGAGCAAGTTAGTGGAATTTAAAGAAGCGAATTTATCTAAGCTAGAATCAAAGTGGAATG